AATCCTGTTCCCAGCAGATAGATAAAAAAGGATTACGTAGAAGCAGATGGGCTGTGATTAGAAACACCAATCCTCAATTAAAAACTACTACTATTAAGACATGGAGGGATTGGTTTGCTGATGATATGGGGAAGTTTAATTGGTCACCACCTTATACCCATCATATGCGATTCGCTTTGCCTGATAAATCTGTTGTGGAAGCCGAAATTATTTTTGGGATCCATATGAAAAATTATCCAAAGGAACATTTTAATGTACGAGAGGCGGATAAGTTAATCGAGAGTATAGGGCCTGAAGTAGCGCAACAATTAATACAAAGGGGTGTGGATACACATAGTGTTGAATGAAAATAGATTATAAACCACCAGGATTAGTTGCTAAAAAATTTATGAAGTCGGAGAACTTTGTACGAGGATTACGAGGGCCTGTGGGAAGTGGAAAGAGTGTGGCATGTTGTTTTGAGATTATGCGTAAATCCTGTTCCCAGCAGATAGATAAAAAAGGATTACGTAGAAGCAGATGGGCTGTGATTAGAAATACCAATCCTCAATTAAAAACCACAACTATTAAGACATGGAGGGATTGGTTTGCTGATGATATGGGGAAATTTAATTGGTCACCACCTTATACCCATCATATGCGATTTGCTTTGCCTGATAAATCTGTTGTGGAAGCCGAAATTATTTTTTTAGCTCTGGATAATCAATCGGATGTTAAGAAATTATTGTCTTTAGAATTAACTGGTTTATGGATTAATGAAGCACGAGAGATTCCAAAGTCTATTGTTGATGCCTGTACTATGAGAGTAGGGCGTTTTCCTTCTATGAAAGATGGAGGGCCGAGTTGGTCAGGTGTTATTATGGATACAAATAGCCCAGATGAAACCCATTGGTGGGGAATTATGTCTGGAGAAGTTCCAACTCCTGAATATATTACAGATGAAGAGAAATTAACGTTAATTAAGCCTGATGATTGGCAATTTTTCACACAACCAGGCGCAATGGTGGAAAAAACCAATAAAGAAGGTGCATTAGAAGGATATGCAATTAATAAAGAGAGAGAAAACGCTGAAAATCTGAAAGATGACTACTATAATAAGATTATTTTAGGAAAAAGTAGACCTTGGGTAAAAGTGTATGTGTTAAATAAATACCAAACACTAATGGATGGTAAAGCTGTCTATCCTATGTTTAAATCTGAAACACATGTTGCAGGATCTCCTATAAAAGCCACATCAGCAGAAATTTTAGTAGGTATAGATTTTGGTAGAACCCCTGCCGCTGTATTTTGCCAACAAAGTATGGGAGGAAAATGGAAAATCCTACATGAATTATTGGCTAATGACATGGGAGCTACACGTTTTAGTGAAGTGTTAAAACATGAAATATCAAGACAAGGATGGTCGGATAATGATATACGATATATCGGAGATCCTGCTGGAAATCAAATGGCGCAAACTGATGAACATACCCCCTTCATGATCCTGCGAGCTAATGGCATTAATGCTGTTCCTGCTACTACAAACGATCCAATGTTAAGAGTAGAAGCAGTTGAAAATGTATTAAATCGTATGGTAGAAGGAAATGCCGCTCTTCAAATATCCCCCACCTGTTCGACTCTCATTGCAGGATTTGAAGGCGGCTACCAATTTAGACGTATGCAAGTTGTTGGTCAGGAGAAATATGATGAACGACCAAACAAAAATAGATTTTCTCATATACATGATGCTTTGCAATATGCTGTTATAGGTGGTGGTGAAGGTCGTAGAGTAACATCAGGTAATGCAATGAAAGGAAAATCTTTTGTTGTGCAAAGAAATTTTAATCCCTTTGGAAAAAATCGTGGTAGAAAAGTGGCTAGTATGTTTCGTAGATTCTAGAAGTTGGGGATGGTGGAATGTCTTTACATTCTTTAGAAAAAAATTTTCTCATACTTTTGCTTTACGATATAATTCTTTAACGGAAAGTTGGATTTTATTTGAATGGTCATCAAAAGGATTAATTGTTGACACAGTACCAAGAGATTATGTAGCGTGTATGTTAAGTGAATTAAAAGAGAATGGTGTTGTGATGGAAATAGAAAAAAAAGACCATCCTATTAGCTTTCCACTCTTGCCATTATATTGTGTAAGCCCTATAAGACATTTATGTGGAATAAAAAAATTATGTATAACTCCATATTCTTTGTATTGTGAATTGCAAAAGAATGGAGGAGTGTTCAAGTTTGGTACAGAAAATAACATTTAACAACCAAGGAGAAATATTATGGGTAATATTTTTAACCCAAAAAAACCAAGAGATGATAGCGCAGAACGTTTGCAAAAACAATTAGAAGCTGAACGTGCTGAAAGATTAGCTCTTGATAATCAAAATGCAGCAGATGCCGCAGAAAAAAGAACACATCGTTACGGATTTTCTCAATTAATGGGAGAAAATGCGACTTATGCTGGATTTACTGGAAGTGCAGATAAACAAGGTAAGAAAACTAAAACTCGTATTCTTGGTGGAGGAGGAGCAGTTTAATGGCATCAATTCTTCCTCGTACTGATCCAAATCCAGAAGCACCTACTAGCCCTCAACAAAACAGTTTGTATGAAAGTACAATGAAGATGTTTAAAGAAGCTAAGAAGCGTAGGGATAATTGGGTAAGTACTTGGGATGAAATTAATGATTACGTATTACCTGGTCGTGAAGGATTTTTTGATTCTAATACAGGAAGTCAATCTTATGGTGATAAACGTACAGATGTCATTTATGATGAAACAGCCGTTGTTGGTGTACCAAGATTTGCATCACGATTACAATTAGGATTTTTTCCACCAAATGGTCGAGCATTTAGATTAATGCCTGGGCCTGAATATCCTGGTAATGTAAGAAGTCAAAGAATAATGGCTGAATTAGATAATGCAACGGATCTAATTCATGAAGGATTACGTAACAGTAATTTCAATTCGGAACTGCATGAAGGTCTACAAGATTTAGGTATAGGCACAATGAATATGATTTGTGAACCTGGTCGTTTTGTAGGAGATTTAAAATTTACTGCTGTTCCTGCAACACATGTTGCTTTATTAGCGGCAAGAGGAGATGAAGTTGGATGTTGGTTTCATTGGCGTAATGATTTACCATTAAGAGATTTACAACAGACATATCCACATTTTAAATTAACACCACTAATATTAGAAGATATACACCGTAATCCAGATAAAAAAGTAAAAATTATTGAAGCAACTATGGTGGATAGAGATAAACCATTTGAAGATGCTTGGATTAAAGTATGTATATCAGAAACACATAAAACAGTTTTATACCAAAGTGAATATTTAGGAGCAGGAAGTAATCCTTGGATTTCCACACGTTGGTCTAAATCCGGATTTGAAGTTTGGGGTAGAGGGCCTATCCTACAAGCTATGCCAGCAATTAAAACATTAAACTTAACAGTTAAATTGATTTTAGAAAATGCGGAAATGGCAATAGCTGGAGCATATTTGTATGATGATGATGGTGTATTTAATCCTGAAAATATTATATTACAACCTGGTACTTTTGTACCACGTGCGGCAGGAAGTAAAATTGAACCTTTAACATCTCCATCACGTTTTGATGTAGCACAATTAGTATTAGAAGAACAAAGACGTAATGTAAGAAAAGCATTGTTTATTGATGAGCTAGATCGTGAAGGAGCTAAAACTCCATTATCTGCAACAGAAGTTTCTCAAAGATTAGCAGAAGTAGCAAGAGATATGGGTGCTGTAGCAGGTCGTATGCAAAGAGAGTTTTTACAACCTTTAGTTAATCGTATCGTATACTTATATACGGATATGGGTTTATTAGATTTACCTCGTATAGATGGTAGAGAAATACGTGTAGTACCAGCTAGTCCATTATTAAGAGCGCAAGATCATCAAGATATATCAGATTTTATGCGATTTAACGAAACTATAATGGCATCATTTGGACAACAGATGTCCATGTTACTTATGAATAGAGAACGTACCATTAAATGGTTAGCATCTAAATTTGGTATTGATGAAGAATTATTAAATACACAAGAAGAATTACAAGTAGAAGTAGAACAAGCCGCTCAAATGATGCAACAAATGCAACAAGGACAACAAGAAGGTGGACAACCACCAGGAATACCAGGTCAAGGAGGGCCAATGCAATAAATGGTAACTAAAAATAATACAGTTGGTTCTTGTGATGGATTCCAATATTCAAAAGATGCTGAAAGTAGACTTAATGGTACAGCAGTTAGAGTATTTGAAACAGAAAGCGGAGCTGAATTTCTTCGCTATTTAGAAAATATTACTATAAACAATATTAACGGATCTGCTATAGAGGAAAGTGCTTTAAAACATATTGAAGGACAACGTTGGATTGTTGGTATTATTAAACGAAGATTATTTTTAGGAAAACAGGAGAAATCATAATGGCTTAACCAAAACCAAAACCATCTTATTAGGAGATTATTAATGAGTACAAAAGAAAA